ATCTTGCGGTAAGCTCAGATGATATTGCAGAGGATGTTCGACGGAAGGGACGAAAAGCCATCGCCGCCGCCGTGGAGGAGGCCCGTGACTACGAACAGCGTAAGTGTTTATGGCTTCATCATGGTTGTAGTTCCGCTGCTCTCTATGGCGATGATGGTGAGATGCAGTGTGGAAGTTGTCTCATAGACTTTAAGCGAGAAGGCCAAATTGCTATTATCGCAAAGCTTCAAGCCATCCGCGCTCAGAAGGCGGGGGCATGAGCCGGCATTGAAAGGGAGCTGTTATCCTGGTGGAAAAAACTGTTTGACAGAGGCGGACCTTGCCCGGTATAATACGGTGTATTATGGGTAAAGGAGTGCGAGCACGAGCCGCTCAATCCAGCCTGCCAGGGCCGGGTCTTGTTGTAGCGAAGCCTCCCACCAAGAGAAACCGTAAGGGTAATGGACGGGACAACAACGGCCCGGGCCGTCCGTCGAAGCGTACGCCGGACACGATCAAGAAGCTGGAGGAGAACATTGGCAAAGGGCTGCCGTACGAGCTCGCGTGTCGGTTGAGTGGGATCTCCGGCACGGCCTATCGGAACTGGATCATGGCAGCCTCGCAGCCGGGCGCGGACCCGGAGTTAGTTGGATTTCTTTTACGGATGACGCGAGCCGAGACCAAAGCAGAAGCGACGTTAGTCGAGAAGTGGCTCAATAAGACAGACGACGATTGGCGAGCCGCCCGAGACTATTTGTCCCGTCGATGGCCGGAACGATGGGCGGAGAGTCACCGTCACTCCGGACCAGGGGGGGGCCCGATTCCAATTCAGGGAGCATTCATTGTGGTCAAGGGGACACCGCAGGAGTACATGGACGCCTTACGTCAAGCGCGTACCGCGTTGACAGATGGGCAGGAGCATGGCGATCGCGACAGTTCCCAGTTTGGTCATTGAGCGTCCCCCACAGACAGACGATGAGCTGTGGGAGTTAGTATATACCTTGTGGGGGATTAAGATTCCCCGCAAGCAGATGTGCCGCCATCATTGCTCCCCTATGGAAGCCTTCGCTGAAGCCTATTTTGCCCGCACGCGAGTCTCGATCTGGAAAGCGTCCCGAGCCTTAGCTGGTAAGAGTACGCTGCTCGCTATTCTTTCCTGTACCGAATCGGCGTTACTCCAGGCGTCGGTGTCGGTCTTGGGGGGATCAGGGACCCAGTCCCGTCGAGTCATTGAGGAGATGGACAAGGCATGGCGACAGCCGCTAGCGCCGAAGCACTTATTGGCAGCGGAGCCGGGAGATTGGCGGATTCGATTACAGGATGGGGTAACGATAGAGGCGCTCACGGCATCGCAAGCGTCCGCTCGGGGACCACATAAGCCCCGGGTGCGGATGGACGAAGTGGATGAGATGGATACCGATGTCATGAAGGCCGCATTGGGGCAGGCGATGATGCAGGAGGGGGTGCCGGCCCAGACGGTGTTGTCCTCGACGCATCAGTATCCAGATGGCACGATGACCTATGCACTTACCCAAGCGGCCGAGAAGGGTTGGTCGGTGCGGGAGTGGTGTTACAAGGAAACGTTGGAGCCGCATGGGTGGCTCTCTAAGTCCGAGATGGAAGGAAAGAAGCACGACATGCCCCATACGCAGTGGGTGGTGGAAGTCGAACTCCAGGAACCTGCGGCGGAGGGCCGGGCCATTCAGCCAGACGCGGTCGAGCGGATGTTCGATGTGAAGTTGGGGGTCGGGAAAGGGTTGGAGAATGAGTATCTCGAGTTCAAGCCGCCGAATTTGCCCCATCATGTGTACGCGACGGGAGCGGACTGGGCCAAGGATGTGGATTGGACGGTCATCCCGACGTTCGATGTGACGAACGTGGACCTATGGGAGCTGGTGGCGTTTGAGCGCATGGGGCGTCGGCCGTGGCCGTATATGATTGGCCGTTTTGAGACACGGGTCACGCGGTATCCGGGCGCGGCGGGGCACGACGCGGTGGGAGTGGGAGATGTGGTGCACGATCTCCTGAGTGTGGATGCGGAAGAGTTTAAGATGATGGGGGGGCCCCGCCGCGATCTGTTCACGGAGTATATCGTGGCGATTGAGCAGGGCAAGTTGCAAGCGCCGCGGATCGAGTTTATGTACAATGAGCATAAGTATTGCACCACCGACGATCTCTATGGGTCTGGACATCCGCCGGATTCGGTCGTAGCGGGGGCGATGGCATGGCGGCAACGGCATCGGGTGCCGCGGTCGTCTTTGATGCCGAAGGGAGTGGGACACCGAGTATCGGCAGAGCCGGATTGGGATACGTCGTTATGATCTGTGACTGGTATGGAGACGTAACATGAAGAATAAAATCAATGAGCTGGAGGATTTAATAGTCAGGTTATACGAGAACGCTGGCACCTGTTGTGGATGTAGCATGCCTTGGGGTAGCAAGATCCATAAGGAAGTGGTAGCAATGGTTAGGAGAGTAAAGCCAGAAATTTTATCGGACGACGATCGTTTAAAGTGATCGTCGGGTTTGGAAAGCGAGGCGGAGATGAGTAGGGATCACAAGTGCTTCTTTCGCTATGATTCGGTAACGGAAGAGTCAACGTGCATTCATTGTGGGGAGGCGGAAGAGCTGGACATTAATTATCTCTCTATGCTCGAACCGAGCTGGGTGAAGGTGAATTGATCTATCACGAAAAGGCCGTGGTATTGTTCGGACAGCGGTTGTGCTTGGCCTTATGTAATCAAGCGCACGGGGCACCTTGGATGGATCTGGCCTTCTGTGAGTCTCAAGAGGGATGGCGCTTCAAAGGGGCGGCGATTCATTTGCGACCTTTTAGCAAGGATGAATGGGGCGGTCGGTTACCGGCCAGGGCGCTATTTGTTGGATGGAGACAATGACTGATATGGCAATTGACCGAGTTGACAAACTTCAACAGGTTACCGTTTTCATTTCTCACCCTCCCGTCGAGGCAGAGCAGTGTCCTCACAAACCGTACTACGCTCACTGCTGGCATTCTTCTTCAGTCCAGCACACGATCATGAACCATCGCTGCGAATACTGCTGTTGGTGTAACGGCGGACGCTGCGTGACACTTACCCCAAAGCAGATGCCTGGGCACGGACCACATGCGCCGAAGGTGATGGGATGACCTTCTGGTGTAGCAAATGTGAGATGTACGGTCACGCTAGCGAATGGCATACCATAGCCTATCGACGCTGGTTCATTACACAGCAACGCAAGGGGTGTTTTGCTATGTATCCACGCAAGGGGAAGCAGAGACCATGACCCTCACCCTTGACCACGCCGCTCTCAAGGTGGTTATGAATGAGTAAAATCCAATTCTGTCCGTCTCGTTATCTCAAGGATAAGAACTATGGAGTACGGGTGAACGGGACGATCTATGTGAGCCCGGCGGTGTGGGATCTGTTGCTGGACGCGAACGATCGGGAGATGCGTTTGGTGATGCACGCTCTACGGGTGATCGATTTGGATAGTCCGGAGGCACGAGCGGAGTGGAAGAAGAAGTTTGGCAAGGACATGGATGCGGATTTGTGCGGTACTAGCTTGGTGGATACCTAACGAGGCAGCGCAATGGTAAGCAGTAAGCTCCGAGACCGGATAGGAATATGCAATATCCATCTCGTGGAGGTGGATCAGGATTGTCTGGATCACACGTTTCTCAGACGGGGGATTCTTCCACCGACGGTCGGAATGGTGGTGTGGGTCTGTGGACGGCATGGAGCCGACGGGGTCTTGAATGATGGTGTGGTTGTTCTTTGGGATGAGAGCATCTTGGCTTTGCTCGATCGTATTAAGAATCTTCCAGTGGAGGAGTGCTCGGAGTAAGGGGGAATTGAGTAACAAAGAGGAGGAGGAGGAGACATGAAACTCGTGAAGCTGGATTCGACGGGGCATACGGAGCTGGAGCTGGATACTGAGGGTATGATCAAGGAGTTGGAGAAGGAGATGAACTCCGGCAGGAAGGTGGCGGTGGCCGAGGAGCCTGGCAAGGGACCCGTCTACATTAGGAAGCCGGAACAGGTGCGCGGGTTGCATCCGGAGTCTGAAGTCACGGTGATGCCTCGGTTAGCAGGAGGATAAGATTGGCAGAAGAGCCAGTTAGACCTACTCTTGTTGGTTCTGGATCGGTGGAAGGTTATCGCCGCTCCTTTGCTCGGGTCACGTCGGTTACTACTAGGGTGTTGGTACCAGCAGATTTTCAACAATGGGATACCGTTACAGAAAGATCGGAGGAGGAGATTCAGCGGGAAAGGGAAGAGTATCTTAGAAGTCGAGAGGAGCAGATCAAGCGGCAACAAGAGCGACAGGTAGCAGAACATCGTGCCTTGGAATTGCTGGAGCAGAAGATTGGACAGGTAGCCACTGCGAAGATTCTTACTGGTGGGGCTTATCCGGTGGGGTCGAAACTATGGCAGGGTGTGGTGTATTACGTTCCCAAAGATCCTCAGCAACGGATTCGAGTGATGTCGAGGGGAACGTTAGTGATGGAATCCTGTTTGATCAGCGCCGATTGTGGGCTCCCGTGGCCGGACGTCATGCTGCAACGTATTCTCGCCATCGAAACAGATGAGACGGTAGTGGTTGGCACCGGAGTGGTTCACCAGAAGGTGCCCGGTCTGACGCTGGAGAGGTTGAGGGCTGGGTTCCGGAGGATGCTGAGAATATGAAACCTTACTGCGCTGATCACTATTGTCGTTGTCATAAAGACGCTCGGCGGAGAGTCCTGACTCCATTTCCTCTGGAACTCGGGCCGATGTACTGCTGTAGTTTGTGTGCTAGGATAATCATCATGACGGATAGTGGGTGGATCCATGCCAAGCGCCCAGGAGTAGGGATTATGGTCCCAGAGCAAGTTGAAGCCGCACGGGGGAAGTAAAAGTGAATCTTTTTCCCAAAGTGGAGGGACCAGGCAGGATATGCCGAGCAATCACGTAGGGGGATCGAAATGGCGACGCTCGATGTTATTCGTATCTGTATTTGTGGGGCCCAAGCCGTAGGGTTGTTCTATGATGGGAAAGTACAACAAACACAGCAGCTCTGTGCGTTGTGTATAGATCGTCAGGAGATCGATGGGCGTCGCTTGGTCACGCTTTATGATTGGACCCCAATGGGGAGGTATCACGAGCTCCCCCATACACGTTCGATTCCAGGGGATGGTGGGTGGGGGAAGGGCTATGGTTTACTTGCGAGCATTGCCCAGTCCCAAGTGCCAAAGCTGTGGTAAGCGGGCACGGGTGGGGATGTGTAACGACAAGAATGCGTGTATGGGATATTATTGCGCTCGGTGTGGGAAGAGGCAGTATCCGTCGCTAGTATTCAGTAAGAGCCAGGAGAGTAGTGGAGGATAAAAGATGGAAGGTCCTATCCAGATTGAAGTGGTGATGCGGTTTGTGCGTTTGCGGAGAAAGTGGCTTGGTTTCTTTGGTCAGGGTACGTGGAGAATAGACCTTGTAGTACTGGCCCCCAACGGAGAACCCTTGCGGACGTGGTATGGGCAAGAGTTTACCGATCAGCAGCTTGAGCGTATCGAGATCACGTCCAATGTGTGGAGGGATCTCTTGATGCAGGTGGGTGGCAAATGAGCGAGCATGGCAGCTGCCCTCATTTGCTCGTAGCCTGCAAAGGGGAGGAGAGGATGCGCTTCATAGCAACGGAAAGGTCTGATCTTAGAGAGTTGCATTATCATGTGGTGATCCCCAAATCGGAAGTGTTGGGGTGTCAGCTTTATCCCCTGGATTTCAAATTGATCGATGAGTGCTCCCACAGCGGGAGCGTAGCAGACAAGCTATTGGCCTTGGAGCTAATAGCCAGGAGAATTGAAGAAGCATGCGCCACAAAGTCGGGCAACAAGGTATCTTAGAGCGGGATTTGCCAGCTCAATGCTGTAGTTCCATCATGCCGGCGGGAATGCAGATTCGTATTGTGCAACAAACGAGTCCCAATCGGGTCATGATCGTAGTGCCCTTGGGGGCAGGGGTGGGGTGGTATCATGATGTCAGTCCGCCGGATCTGAGCTTTCACAAAGTGAAGGCGAGCAAGATTTGGTTCCGCGCCGACACAGTGTCGGAGTTTAATGTGGAGGAGTTCTTTCAGCAGCAGGAGGAGAAAAACCGAGAAGTGCTCGCTGCGTGGGAGCAGCAAAAGCAAGCATGCGCTAGTCGCTCTGGGTAGCCTAATGGCGTACCCCCAGTTTCTGGTCGAGTGGGCAACGAAGATATACCAAAGAACCAATGGGGCTCCGACCCGACGAGCCCTCATGGACGAACTTTCCGCTAACGTCTCTACCCTGTTCGGTAAGTGGCCGATCATTCCCTTCAATCCCGACGATTTGATTGGTCGGAAGAGTATGACAGTCTATGAAAAGATGCGTACGGACGATCAGGTGAAGGGAGCATTGGCCCTCAAGAAAGGCGCGGTCCTCTCGACGGGGTGGGAAATTGCATCTGCCAGCGAAGAGGGGGAAGATGATGAGATTCGGGATTTCATCGATTATGAGCTGACGCATCTGGAGCCGTTGTATGGCACGTTCGATGATCACCTGTACGAGATCATGTCGGCACTCGACTTTGGGTTCTCCATCAGTGAGATTGTGTATAAGAAGCGAGAAGACGGGCCGAACGCTGGGAAGATCGGTCTCCGAACGATCAAGACCCGGAAGCCGCATCAGTTCCGTTTTCGCACAGATCGGCATGATAACTTGTTGCCCGATGGCATCTTGCAGGGCATGAACAAATATCCCAACGAAAAGTTCCTGATTTTCTCCTACCAGCGGGAGTTTGGGAACTGGTTCGGGACCAGTGATTTGCGAGCGGCGTATCGTCCGTGGTGGCTCAAGGAGAACACGATCCGGTGGTGGGGCATCTTCAATGAACGGTTTGGTATCCCGATTAGCGTAGGCCAGTATCCGCCCAATACGCCGGTGGAGCATATTGCGACGCTCCAGACAATGTTGCAAAACATTCAGGCCAATACGGCATTTACGCTGCCAGATAGCTATAAGCTGGAATTCAAAGAAGCGACGGGTCGAGGGGCGAACATCTTTCAACTCACGGTCGAGTCCATGGATAAGGCGATCGCTCGCGCGCTCTTGGTGCCCAGTTTACTCGGGCTGTCGGAGCAGGGAGCGGTGGGGTCGTATAGCCAAGCAAAGAAACATTTCCATGTGTTCTTAATCGTGATCGATGACCTGCGGCGGGACTTGGCGGAGGATGTCATTAATCATCAGTTGATCCCGCGATTGGTGGATTTGAACTTTGAACGGAATGTCGAGGAAGAGTATCCGAAGTTCCGGTTCTTGCCTTTCACGTCAGACGAGACGGCCGCACTCTTTACGAATTGGCTGCAGGCAGTTCAGGTGGGAGTGGTCCGGCCGGTGGCGGAGGATGAAGTGCATATCCGGTCTGTTACCGACTTCCCGGAGCGAGCCCTCGAAGACATCGAGGCCGATATCGAGGCAGAACAGGCAGCCGCAGCGGCGGGCCAGATCCCCGGCCAAGAGGGCGAAATACCGGAGCAAGGAGAAGCCGGGGGGTTTGGGGAGGGTTTAACACCGGAGCAGCAGTCGTGGTTGGACTCGCTGCCGGAGGATACGGGTGCTCCAGTTGCAGCCTAATCTAGCTGTGAAGCCGAATCGGGGTCTCAAGACGTATGTGGACCCTGGGTTCGAAGCTCTCCATCCACGAGATGAGAAAGGACAGTTTGTTGAGAAAGCAAAGGTAGAGGCGGTCACAAAGGCAGGGAAGAACTGGGTGGGTCGTTTGACCAGGACGGAAAAGGAACTCGTTGATATATATAGCGGCCCGGAAGGGCAGAAAATGACAACGGCTCTTCGTAATCCTGAGTCGTATGATGTTAGACCGGGTACCTTCGAAGGTATGGATAGAGCTATCGCCAAGTCACGGATTCCGTCCAATGTCACGTTGTATCGGGGGTTTAATGCGCGAGAAGTGCGGGGGCTGAAAGCCGGGGCCATCTTTTCAGATCGGGCGTATGTGAGTACGACGTTGGACTACCGATCGGCGTTGAAGTTTGCAAGACAGGCACCAGGAGCAGGGGGGAAAGTTATTCGGGGAGTGATGCGGGTCCGAGCCAAGAAGGGGATGGCTGGAGCATATCTCGGAGGGAGTTTTGGTTTTGGTTTCTTTGGGAATGAGTTTGAGATGCTGTTGCCGCGGTCGAGCCGCTTCCGGATAGATAAAATTAGTCGGAAGGGGGAGCACAAGGGTGTCCCGTTGCTGATCTATGATGCGACGTATTTAGGTCCCAAAGGAGCCAAGAAGCTCGCGTTAGACTATCAGAAAGACCCCGAGTTCGAAGCTTTGCACCCACGGGATGAACAGGGTCAATTCGTGGAGAAGGCCAAAGTAGAGGCGATCCGGAAGGAGAGCACCAAGTGGGAGGATAGTCTAAGTAAGAAAGAATTGCAAGCTCTTGAAGCGTATACATTCGAGGATTATGGGGAGTTTAATCGGTGGGCTCGAGGGGGAAAAGGGGGTTTTGGGATTGAAGAAATGGCTGAAGATGTGGACAGAGCACTACATCGATCGAAGTTACCAGTCGATGTAACGCTTTATCGTGGGATGAATGTGGGTCATCTTTTGTTACAAGAAGGAACGACGTTTGTGGATAGGGGGTATGTGAGTACGAGCTTAGATGGAGGGGTTGGAAGGAAGTTTGGGATTCAGTCAGTAGGGAAAGGTGATATTCCCGCAGTTTTTCGCATTCGAGCTAAAGCAGGACAGAAGGGGGCATATCTGGGGAATTTTCAACCGAAGGTAAAAGAGTTCGAAGTTTTGCTTCCACGTAATAGCAGATTTCGTATTGATAAGATCTCCAAGGATACCAAGAAGAAGGTGGTATATGTGGATGCATCCTATTTAGGACAGGGGAAAGGCAAATGAGAAAACGATACCAAAAGCCGATGCCGAAGAAACCACTTAAGCCAACACCGGACGTGCCGACGAATGGCGATCTGCCGCAAGATCAAGATCCAGAGGTGGATCAATCCCAAGCCGCGAAGTGGGTCTGGGAGGATGAGCATCTGATCTTTGAAGGGGAAGAGGAGCCCACGCCTGATGAAGAAGATGAGGAAGGTCAAGGCGGAGTACCGAAAGGCAAGGAGAAGGGACAAGGTCCCGTACCATCGAAGACCAAAGCATCGCATGAGTACGTTCGCTTGAGACCAGCGAATAAGTTCGAGAAGAAGGCGAGTTTTGCAAGTATCGAGAAGGGGTTGGATGATATTCAGGATGAAGCGCGATCACGATTGATCAAGGTGGTAGAGAAACAACGGGAGTCCATGCTCGCGATCACGACGCGGAAGCAGGAAGCGGGAACGCTCACGGCGGAGTTTGTCACTAGTCTGGACCTCAAACATAAGGCGGAGTTGAACCGGGTAGCCCGGAGCTTTTTGCAAGAAGCGTATCGAGTGGGGCGGACCGAGGGTCGGTCGATGATCCCCGCAACGATGCAGGTGCGGGTGACGCAGGGGATTCCCCCAGAAGCCGCCTTACAGTTCTTCGAGGACAAAGCCTTTTGGATTTCTGGCGTGTTGAAGGACCGACTGCTCAATCAGGCCAAGGCCGTGCTGTTCAACGCGATCAAAACCGGAGAGGCGACATCAGACACAGTTGAGAAGCTCCAAGCGGTATTCGAGCCGTATGTGGGAAATGATCGAGCGTTGGATCCGGATAGTCTGGAACAGCTGGAGCCGTATCGGTTGGAGACGATCATTCGCACCAACGCGACCGAAGCGTTCAATGAAGGACTCAAGGATGCGTTGGATCCAGAAGTCGCGAGCGGCCATGTCATCGCGTTTGAATATTCAGCGATCCTGGACGGACGCACCACGGAGATATGCCGTCATCTGGACGGACAGATGTTCCGGCCGGATAGTCCATCATTGCAGGCATTCACGCCTCCAAATCATTTCACCTGTCGGTCTCTCATCATCCCGGTGACTAAGAATGAGGGGCCCGTGCGGTTTATTACGCAGGCGGAGATTGGTAAGGCCCTGGACCTGAAAGGACCAGAGTTTTGAGTTCTGTCAAACCGATCGACCCATATTGGGTGGAGAAGTACGTCGATCAGTTATTGGAAGCCGCAAAGAGTTTTGGACCGGATTCGGCGATGGGTCAATCTTCTTTAAGAAGAGCAGACGCAATTATGGATATGGTTAAAGCATGGAAGGAGTATAAAGTATGAGACAATTAGTCTTGCTTGCGTTGCTCTGTTGGACGTTGCAACTGACCCCATCCAATGTGACTCGGGTGATTGATGGGGATACGTTTGTGCTCAATGCGGTGCAAGTGTGGCCGGGGGTGGCGGCGATCAATGAGAAAGTCCGAGTGAGGGATGTGGATACGCCAGAGCTTTCCGAGCCCTTAGGCAAAGAGGCAAAACAATTTACGGAACAATGGCTCGCGACCGCTGCGTTCGATTTGAAAGTCTGTCGTCGTGATTCTTTCGGACGAGTTTTAGGTGAGGTCACACGATCCGGCAGTTTGTCGTTGTCTGAATCATTGAAGAAAGCGGGGTTGGCAAAATGAGCTGGTACTGGTATTTCGCCTATGCGTTAGCGATGGGGGCGATCGTTTTTGATTTGCTCCTTGAGCTGAGGGGAAGGAAGACGATCTCCGAGTATGTATGGGAATCGGGAATTCCCCAGTGGGTGTGGTATGCGTTGGGGTTGGTGTTGTTTAATCTAGCTTTTTGGCTGATCTCAGGGTGGGTAGCCTTCTTGGTGTTGGCTGGGTGGCTGTTGGGGCACTTTGCGAGATGAGTAGCATGTTTCGGACATATCAGCGTCGATGGGGGGTTCATCCGAGTCAAACGAAACGTCGGAGGGGGAGATTAATGAATCTGTCCGATTGGTTTCCGCCGTCGACATCGCCGCCCCCGAAGCCGGAGCCTCCGAAAGGTCGAGTGCTGGGGGAAGGTCTTGGCATTATCCCGTTCGTTCTGAGGATGTTGTTGTGGATCAAAAAGCTCCTAACGAAAGGAGGAGGGATAAAGTAAATGGCAAGAACTAAAAAGTTTAAGGGTTGGGGGGAGCAGAAACAGACCCGGAAAGGGGCCCGAAACTCGAACCGGGTCCAGGGGGCAAAAAAACGCTTGACTACCACAGCGGGCACCACTATATCCAATAGTAAGGAGGTAATTCCATCAGTGACGGGACAGCAGGCGTTACTATTAACCGGGCCAGTCTTTTATCGTTGCCTGTCAGATCCGGGTGACGTGAAACAACGCAATCCGGGGGAGGGTGTTCCCTACTGTCGGTATTGCGGTTTTCCTATGGTGCGAGTCGGAGCCGTGGGCCGGGAAAAGCGAGATCGGATGTGAGTGTGCAGGGCGTCTTTTGCAAGTTGGGGCTCCATGATTGGGAGGAGAAGGTTACAGTGATTTCCCATTCTCCCATGTCGTTAGAAGTGCTTGTTGATACTGTGTGTCGGAATTGTGGGGAGCTGGGGGACCGGAGATCGGATATCGCCGATCCGCAACACGACCAGCGGATCAAGGCGTTGGCGAAACAAGCAGGATGGCAGCCGTATGAGCACAAGGAGCTAGTGCTCTTGGACGAATGGGGGGATCGTATCCACAGTTGGCCTGTCTATAACTACGACCAGGTGCTGGATGCGCTCAATGCCAGTTTAACGATTGCACCAGCGCAAGTCGCTGGAGAACGGGCGGATGGCTAAAGAGACCCGGACTATCAAGGACTTGGAAATCTTTGCCGTGGGAACGTGGAATGGGGATACCTATTCCGCTGAGGATCTCAAGGACATCATCACTGCCGCTCAACATGTCGGTTTTGAGCCGCCCCTCAAGTTGGGGCACATGGAGGATGAAGATACCAAGGTCTTACTGAAGAAAGAAGGGTTGCCGGCTTTTGGGTGGATCAAGAATCTCCGCCTCAAGGGGACCAAGCTCATCGCGGACATCACCGATATTCCCAAGAAGCTCGCCGAGCTGATCGAACGCAAAGCCTACAAACGCGTCTCCGCTGAGATCTTCTGGAATTTCAAGAAGGGGGCAGATACGTATCGTCGGGTGCTCAAAGCGGTTTCGCTTTTGGGCGCGGAGATTCCCGCCATCACCGACCTCAAAGGTATTGACGCGCTCTATAGCCACTTTCATCTGGAGCCCAAAGCCTACGATGAAGCGAATAATGAGTACCGGACGTACTTTTATCCGGATCAGGCTGTGGCTCCTGGTGGGTTGCAATTGAAGATGAAGGACACGGTCAAGTATCGGTTGGCTGAAGGCACGATGGAACGGTGTGGAAGTTGTCGCTTCTATACTGGCTCATCGGAGGCGATGTCTATTGGTGGATGTAATTTGGTCCACGGTGAGATTGCCGCTGACGGCATCTGTGATCTATACGAAGCCAGGGAAGCATACTATTTCCCGGGTGGCGCTGGGGCCATAGAGGATACGGCGACTACATCGAAGAAGATGCCGAAGTACAATATCGAAAAGCGAGGAGACGAGTGGTGTGTGGTGGATGGTGACAAGGTTCGCTGTTATCCGACCGAGGAAGAAGCGAAAGAGAAAGAGATGGCATTGTCTGGGATGGGGGATAAACGGAAAAGAAACTATATCATAGAGAAGCGAGGGGACGAGTGGTGTTTGATTGCGAAGGGTAGCGGAAAGACGTTGGGGTGTCATCCGACTGAGGAAGAGGCCCAAGCGCAGGAGCGAGCAGTCCAGGCCAATAAATCAGTGACCATCGTCACGCTTGATCAGGTACGTAAACTGTGTGCCCCATGCGCCGAAAGGATGGAGTATGCAAACATAAAGGAATTGAAACTCTCGTACGCCAATTTGTCTCCCGAGATCTTTCAGGGGGACCCCGATGCGATCTGTGGAGCGTTGTGGGCCCATGGAACGGAAGAACAACGGGGAGGATTTGGCGACGGACCAGAAGATCGGGGGGCGGGAGATACGCCCCCGAAAGCGTGGTGGGACGATTGCACGGCAAAGGTGTCCAAGTCGTCGCTCATAGAGGGCGACATTCACGCAACGGCTGTGGCCCAACGTGGCCAGGGAAGCACAGACATGACGCTGGAACAGAAGGTCCAGGAGTTGGAAGGGAAGGTGGGTAAGCTGACCCAGGAGAATACGGAGCTCAAGACGAAGAATGAGCGTCTGGAGAAAGAGAACAAGGACGCTCAGACGTATTCGGCGATGATCTTGGATCAGAAGACCGAGATCGAGAAGTTGCAGGAGCAGCTGAACGGCGTGGTGCGGACGCAGAAGGAAGAGAAGATCCGGGTGTTCGTCGATGCGCAGATCCGGGCGGGCAAAGTCCTGCCACGAGAGAAGGTGGCTTTGGTGGCCATGCTCCGCGAGGCCTCCGAGGAGGTCAAATTGGTGTACGCGGAGAACGGCAAGGAAGTCAAGCTGTCACAGCGGCAGCTGATCGAACAGAATATCAAGAGCCGTCCGAAGTTCGTGGACTTCGGCGAGCGGACTGTCAGTACTACGACTCTGGAAGAGGGAGGCGAAGAGGGGACCGAGTCCGGGGATGTCCGGACGGAAGTGCACGACAAGGTCAAGAAGTTCCAGGCCGAGCACAATGAGCCGGATTACAAGAAGGCTCAGGACCGGGTGCTCCAAGCCGACCCGAAGTTGAAGGATCGTTACGCCGAGTCGTCTGGGTGGACTCGGGCGCAGCAGTAATACTGTCCGCGAGGTGGTAACAGTGCCCGTTGTGGCGCTAGGGCATTAGGATTATGGCAACCAAGGGCGAAACTCCTGTCTCGTGGGCGCTCCCTGCTGCGGCCGATTTGCGTGGGAGTCAATATCACGCGGTCACGATCAATACCAGTAAGCAGGTGGCGTTGGCGTCTAATCCGTTCACCGATTTCTATTTGGGGGTCCTCGCGGGTAAGCCCAAGTCAGGCGAACACGCGACGGTGGAGAAGGTTGGCATTACCAAGGGTCACATGGGTGGTCCGATTACGCTGGGCGACCATCTGACCTATACGACCAGCGGGTTCTTTGTCAAAGGTAATGCCGCTCTGCCGCGCACGACCGCTCAATCAGGAACGACCGAGTTCATTAATTCGGCGTATGCGCTGGTTGGGGAAGCGTTGGAGACGGTGGCTTCGGGAGCGATTGGAACGATGTTCACTCCCGGGCACGTGTATACGATAATTCAAAGTAACTAACGGTCCTAGAGGTGGCACTATTGCCCGGTGTGGCACTAAGGAAGACCGATGGCTGTTGAGGGACAGATCCCGCTGACGTATAGTCTGGTAGCGGGGGAAGACTTGTCGTTACACCAGTATAAGCTGATGCAGCGGACAGCAGCAGGCAGAGCGACGCGCATGCAGGCGATGACCAATTTCTTTGCAGGGATCTTGGACAATAAGCCCAAGAATCTCGAACATGCCACCCTGTCGTTGGTAGGAATTACCAAGGGGATCGTTGGCGGGGCGGTCACCGCTGGACAGTATTTGGCGACAGGAGCAACGTCAGGGTTCCTGTTTGTGGCTGTTTCCGGGTCCACGGCGTTGGGCCGAGCTTGGGAAACAGTCGGATCTGGTGGTATTGCTACCGTCCAGTTGTTCGGGGGAGCGTACCATACGATGACCACGAGCAATAACTAGGCCATCGTGCCTGGGGATATGAAAAGACATGCGTAAGACAGTACGTCTGGTTCAGCCGGACGGATCGGTGCACATGTACGATGCGACGGGGCACGATGTGCACATCGATCAGCCGTTGTCCGAAATCCTGATCAACTACCGCCCGCCGGGTAGTATCGTGGATCAGGTCTTCCCGCAAGTACCAGTCGGGAAGCAAAGCAACGTGTACTACCAGTTCACCCAGGCCGATCTGTGGCGGATTCCAGACACGGTCCGTGCGCCGATGACAGCGGCCAAGATGGTGGACTTCAACGTCTCGTCCGATACCTATTTCGCCAAGAACTATGCGTTGGCGACCGGGGTGTCGATCGAAGACGCGGTCAATGCTGATGAGGTACTCCGGCTGCGGGAAACCAAGGCCATGTTCATTGCGGATCTGCTTACGTTGGACTGGGAAAACCGGGTGGCCGCGTTGGTCACCAATTCCAGCAACGTGGGCACGGTGACCACCGTGTCGTCTGGAGTGTGGTCCAATTTCGCGGTCGGTAACGTGATCGGGGATCTGGACAAGGCGGTCACGTCGATCCGTGGAGCGACGGGTTATACGCCCAATGCAGCAGTGTTTGGGTGGACGGCCTGGAATGCGCTCCGGTATAACAACAATCT